TCTTAGAATATGAAAGATTTGAAGTTGATGAAACCAATGTTTTATCTACTGATAGCTATGTGTTTTTTGATAGCACAGAAGAGCCGGAGATAGATATGATTATCACAATCAACTCCGATGAATATCGAGTAATTAACTTTGAAGCTCTTACTAGCGTTGATGATATTAACGTCTACCGTCAATTACAGTTGCGCCGCTAATGAGTTTAGCCAGTGATTTACGCAGGTTTGCGCGGCTTACAGAAGCAAAGCAAGAGCGTGTTGTTAAGCAGTCATTTATTCAGCTTGGCAATGAGATGGAATTTAAAAGCCCTGTTAAAAGCGGTGCGTTTAAAGCGAGTTGGATTGGCGCAGTTGGCTCTATTGATGAAGATATATTTGCACCTGGACGGGATGCTGTTGGCTCGTTATCTGCAATGTTGCAAGGCTTTAGGGTGGGGCAAGTATTTTATTATACCAACTCGCAGCCTTATGCGCTGCGCCTTGAGTTTGGGCATTCAGAGCAAGCAGCTAATGGCATGGTGCGGTTAACTGCTCGCAATTGGCCGAGAATAGTAAATCAAAACATTAGGGCTAATCAATGATTAATGATTTTACAACAAGCAAAGCATTGTTAGATAAGCTAAAGATATTTACAGATGCCAAAGCTCTAAGACTTGCTGTGCAGAGCTTTAAATTTGAGCCTATAGCAACAGAAACATACCTTCAAGAATCGTTTCTAGCTAATGACACAGACCCATTAGGAGTTAACGAGCGCTCGACTGATGAACAGCGGCCTATCTATCAAATAGATATTTACACGCCAAAATATACGGGTAAATTTCATGGGTTGATATTGGCTAATGATTTAAAATCGGAGTTTCCAAGAGCGCAATTTATCACTAATGCAGTAAGCCAAAAAGTAATAGTTTCAAACGTAAATAGTTCAATAGGGCCGTCAAATGATACGCATGATAGAACAATTGTCAGTGTTAACTTGGTGGTGTTAGCCGCAAACACTTAACCCGTGTATAATAGGTAAAACAAATCAACTTAATTAAAATGAGAGGTACAAACTATGGGGTGTGCAACATCTTCAATCGGCGCTTTTATTAGCGTATCAACTTCATTACCGGCTACACAAGATGAAGCTGGTTTTGCAGCATTAACATTCACAGAGATTGGCGAAACTTTATCTTTGCCAGCTTTCGGTGGCACTGCTGCTGTAACAACTAACACACCATTAAAAACTGGTTACGAGTGCAAATCACAAGGCGCTATCAACTGGGGTTCAATGGCTATCAATGCCTTATATGTTGATGTAGAAGCTGGCCATGCAATTATGCTTGATGGCTTGGACGGGACATTTAAGGGCAAGGATTTAGCTTTTGAAGTTACTTACGCCAACGGTGCTGTTCGCTACTTACGCGGATTTGTATCAATGTACACAGAGAACCCCGGCGATGCATCAAGCAATATTTTGATGGATACTTCTGTTGAACTGAACTATAAGCCAATACCAGTTGTTGCACCTTAATAAGTAATTTTTACGCGGTAACGGCTGGCAAGCTGGGGGCTTAATCCACTCTCACCGCTTTTTATTTTGTATTTAATACAAGGCATTATATTATGACTAATTTTATGGACCAATTCGATACTGTTGCAAATTCTGAGCAGGGCGCAAAATTACATTTTAAAGTACCTACGGGAGATCTTGCATTTATTGATGCAGACAAAGAAACCCCAAAAAAGCCGGTTACAGTAACCATGCTTGGTGCTAGCTCTGATAAGCATAAAAAATATTCTATTGCTGCATTGCGTGACTATCGCATTAAAAGCAAAAAGAGCCACGGCAAAAAGAAAGATGAAGATATTTCAGATGATTTTTTCGAAGAGACCTCCGCATCACAAGTAAGTCGATTAATGGCTGTTGTTACCGGCTGGGAAAACATGTTTGATGAATCTGGCAAGGCACTTGATTGCACACCTGATAATATTAAATTCTTGTTCGGTAAATACCAAGAGTTGCGCGTACAGGCCATCAACTTTCTAGATTCAGATGTAAATTTTATCAAGAGCTAAGTGAGAATCTTAGCATTTACGCGATGCACTTGGGCTGGTTAAATGCCAGTCAAGATGACCGTAAAAATATAAGCCGATCTGAAGAGTTCGGCGACAAACATCCAATCTGTAAGCTGCCTGATACTGACCCGTTAATTGTGTCAGTGTTTCGCAATGTTGGCCCATGCTTAGGCACTGGCATGGGCGCTTTTAGTATTACTTGGCAGGAGTTAGATGCTTACTCGAGACTGTCAGGCTCGCATCTAACAGCGTGGGAATCAGAGCAAGTAATTACAATGAGTAAGCTTTATTGCAGTTACTTAAACGTTGGCAAGAAGGCTAGTAGACCACCGTATGAGCGTGAATACACAGAAGAAGAAATACAGGATAGTAAAGACGCAATGACTCGCGTGTTGAAATCTGAAAACGATGCTTTTGATAAACTTACAGATTAAACTAAGCCGCTAATTAAAGCGGCTTAGTTTTAAGCCTCTAATCTCAAATGCTCATCAATTAATTTACTTGCAAAGTCACGTTTAAATACTTTAAGTAACATTTCCTTGCGCGATTGATAGTCCATGCATATTTTAATCATTTCTTTGTTTGTTGATTCCAGTGATGCAACGCACTCAAGCTCAACTATTGAAAGCGTATCTCTTAAATTGACAGTTTTATCAAACCCGTTTACCTGTCTATACGCCTTAGCTGTGCAGCCTAATACAATGTTGTTAATGAGGTTTGCTTCATTGCTGTAGTGGTATGGCATTGTTTCCTTGCCTTCGCTTTTGCGAGTATCTTGCAATGCCTTGTTTTGCTGCACGTAGTTAAGTGAAGCGTTCGAACGGTTTATTTTTTCTTGCTCTAACTCATGGACGCGATCTGATAACTCTCGCAACCATTTCCTAACCTGCTTGCGCACCGCTTTTGATTCTCGCATTCCAACATCAAGCATTTGATCTTGTGTTAAACGGTACATTTTCATGTCTTGCTTGTTTTGGGGGTGTAAGAAAATTTCTGACTCCCCTAGGTCATCGCACTCATCAACAACTCTCTTTAAATAGTCGCCATGCTGTATTTTGCTTTCTCCGCTTTCAATTCGGATCTTGTTTACTACTTTCCAGAATTCATAACTATTCATCGTTTCTAACTTTGAAAATGTTGTTACTACTTTTTTACTTGTCATTATTTGCGATCCTTAAATATTTGTCTCTAAAATTAATTCATTTAGCCGTAATGATACTTCTGAAATATTACCTTCTTGCACTGGTATTATATGCCGCCTTAAAATTATGATGTCTCCGGCCCCAGAAATTAATTCCTCTTTAAAATAGTCATTACCTGAAGTAGCCATCATGCATAACCTGTCCTCGGTGCAGAAGTTAAACCCCACTCCTCCATCAGGGTCTACGTTTATCAAAATACACCCTTTGTTTGCTTTTAACCAAAATGAAGCTGATTTTTTAAATTCGACAACTCCCCCATCAAAAACACTGCAAGCTGCTAAAAGCTCTTTGGCTATTCCTAGACGGTGCTCTTTAATGTTTATTTCTCGCCAAATATCTTGGTAAATAGTGCTCATTTTTATTCTCCGTTATTCTTAATGCTATCTAAAAGCGCGCGTATACTGTTGTAAGCAGCCTTCGGATCTTTCTTGTAAGCTTCATGCTGAGACTTGCTAACTCGTATTGTAAAGCGCTCGGATAGTCCCTCTTTTTTTACCTTATCTACCATAACAACTTCCTTTTTAGTTTGGCTTAATTGCCATTAACTGAATACATTGTGGCAGACAATTAAATGGCTGTCAATACTTAGGGTTTCCTTTCTAATAGCCTAATTTATCACCGCGCAAAATAGTGTTATAATGTATAAAAATATACGGAGAAAATTATGGACTTGGCAACGATCGGCTTTCGTAGTGACACGCGAGAATTAGAACGAGGCGCGCGAGGATTAAACTCCTTAGCTGATACAGGCGAGCGCACAGAACGGCGCTTAGCATCGTCTACAGCATCTTCTAGCAACAACTTTGCTCGGCTAGCTGGGGCTATTGGCACTGCGGCGGCAGCATTAACAGCGTTTAGAGTAGGAGCCGCATCTTTAGAAGCGTTTAAAATATTTGAAACCGGACTAGTAGGTGTTGCTAAAACAACTGGATTAGCTGGTGCTGAATTAGATAAATTCTCAAATAGAATCAGCGACATGGCGCTTAAAATACCAGTATCAACCACTGAACTTCTTGAACTAGCGCAGGCGGCTGGGCAAATGGGCGTAAAAGGCTCTGATAATTTAGAAAAATTTGCTCTTACAGTGGCTAAATTAGGCCGAGCTAGTGACCTATCCGGTGAGCTCGCGGCTAAATCATTAGCAAGAATTCTTAACGTAACTGGTGAAAGCATTGATTCAATTGATACGCTAGCCAGTGTCATTGTATCTTTGGGTAATAACTCAGCAGCAACAGAGTCAGAAATTGCACGAATGACTACAGAAGTGGCACGTGCTACATCAGTGTTCGGCGTTACATCATCAGAGGCTGCCGGTCTTGGGGCTGCGATGGCGTCAATCGGCATTCAGGCTGAGACTGGCGGCTCTAGTGTTGGGCGCACAATGCAGGCTATAACATCAGCAGTTAAGAACGGTGGTGATGAGATAAGAGAATTTACGCAAACTTTAGGCATTAATGGAGAGGCTTTAACAAAGGCATTTCAAGAAGATAAAGTAAAAGCGTTTGAAATAGTATTGCAAGCTGTAGCAAAGCAAGGGCTAAACGCTGGCAGTGCTTTAAAAGAAGTTGGCCTTGGCGGGCAAGAGATTGCAAAAACAATTGTACCGCTTGCTAACAACATTGGAATATTAAGTGACTCGTTAGCATTAGCTAACAAGGAGTCAAAAAACGCTACGGCATTAAATAGAGAATACGCGGCATCACTTAAAACATTACAGTCTGAACAAGACTTAGCGGCTAATACGGCTAAAGCGTATTCAATTGCCATTGGCGGTGAGCTTGCCCCAGCTTTTAGCAGCTTATTAAGTGTATTCAATAGTTTTGGGGGAACATCTCAGGAGGTAACAGCAAACGTTGAAGCGACAGGCGACGCTTTGAAAGCCATGTCTGCTGTTGTTGGCCTTGCGCTAATACCTGTCATGGGCCGATACATAATTACACTAGCGGCGGCGACTACTGCAACAAACGTATTAGCCGTATCAACTAGAATACTGCTTGGCCCTTGGGGTGTCTTGATAGCAGCGGTTGGCGTTGCGGCTACAGTGTTCACCACATCTAAAAATGAATCTGATAAATTAGCTGAGTCACTTGCTACTCAAAAGAAAAGAACTGATGAGCTAACGACCTCACTTGAGCTAATGAACACTGAGCAGATTAATACAAAAATAATTGCAATTGAAAACGAAAAGATTCGATTGATAGAGAAAAGATTAGCTGTGCAACTGGAAGCTGAAAAGCAAGCCAAAATGAACACTACTAATAGATTTGGGGGTGAAACTGGTCTCCTGGCAAGTGAAGCAGAAATAGCAGTTGCGGCTGTTGATAAGCAACTAAAAACTAACGCTGAATCTATGAAAATAGCTCTTGGCATTCAGGATGAACTGCTTGGCAAAAATGCGGCAGATGATGCAGAAGAATTAGAAGAAAAGCTGAAAAACATTTCAGAAGCTTACCAAAAGTGGCTTGATAAGATAAACGGCTTTAGAACACCTATGCAGCAAGTCACCGCTGAAATAACAAAGATAAATAAAGCGCTCGCAAGTGGCGACTTAAATATGACAGGCGGGGTGATAGCCAAGCTAACTGAGTTAAGTGCTAAATCAGCAGAGCTAGACGAAACAGGAACGGGAAAAGGATATCAGGACTGGCTTGATGGAATAGTAGGAAGCAGTACAGCCGGTCAGCTCAAATCAATAACAGAAGAAATTGAAAAAGTAAGTGAAGCTATGGCTATGAGCGACTTGCCTAAAAATGTAGGCGCTGAACGTCTTGAGGAATTGCGCGATAGATATAAGGACTTAAGCCAAGAAATAAAAGACGATGACATGTTCGATAGCGTCACTGGCGGAATTGCTGATTCATTAAACGCCATGAAAGGCTTTGCAAAAGAGGGATCAAAAGAATTTCAAGCGTTAAGCATAGCAGCAGACGCTTTTAATTTAGTGCAGGCAATCGGCGCAGTGATCAACCAAGCAAGCAGTGGCGAACCTTACAGTGCGTTTCCTCGCATGGCTGCAATGATTGGAGCAATGGCAAGTCTAGGCCAATCAATTGGTGGGTTCGGTGGTGGGTCAATGCAAGACGAATCAGCAGCTAATCAAGCGGCTCAGGGGCTTAATCAAGTAGGCGAGAAATCAAACTCAATATCAGAAGCGATTGAATTAACAGCAGACGCAACAGATAAACTAGTTGGCATTAACACGAGCATGTTGAGAGCGCTTGAGTCATTGCAACAAAACATATCGGGCGCATCTAGTATCGTTGCGCGTGGTGCTAGTGACGTAGATATTAACCCACCTTCGCGCGTAGATGATAACCCACTTAGCTTTATTACTGATAACTCTGCCGCAAATATTTTTGGCTCTAATATATTTACAGAGGTTTTCGACTTCCTAGGTTTAAATTGGCTGTTTGAAGGAATTGGAAGCTTGCTTGGCGGGTCATCTAGCACAGTTGATACAGGTATTAGGATAATTGGTGGTGAGATTGGCGACCTACTTGAAAGTGTAACAGTCCAAGCATTTGAGGAAATAAAGTCTAAAAAGTATGCTTGGAGAAGCTCAAATTATGATACGTACTTTGCACCGCTAGACAATGCTAGCACACAGTTTGGTTTGGTATTTCAGTCATTAGCTGATAGTGTTTTTGAGGGTGCTACATCGCT